ACTGGATACGCTTTCTACGATGACTTCACCAGTAGATTTGTATGCAATCCGAGCAACCTGTGCCGATCCTGATGCTATTTGTATACAACCCATAGATCGTGGCGGCCGCATGTTTTCAGGGAGTGTAAAAACAGTCGTTCCAACAACGCCTCCTTTTGCTTCCCCTCGCACCCATACTGTTTTCGACGCGTCAATTCCAAAAACTACATCTTCGCCGCCGTTGTAGTGAGACCAGCCGTTCTGCAAAGTCGCAACAACCCACGAAAAGTTAGATACGTAAGTCTTGGCATCAGCAAGCGCCTTATCCGCTTTTTCTTGCGCGCCATTCGTTGTTTCTTTAGCGTTCCAAGCTGTCCGCTCATCAGCCGTGATATGCCGTGTAGTATCATCGTCATGCGCCTTAAATTCTATCTTACTCGCCTGCTGCACGTCATCTACATTCGATAAGCCAATCCGCGCTTTTGTCACAGCGTGTGGGTTACTCGTATCATTGACGTGGTTATCAAACTCAGTTTTCTCCGCTTGTTTGACATTATCGACGTTGGCTAACCCGACTTGAGCTTTCGTTACTTTGTGTGGATTGTCCGTCTTATCTGCGTGTTCGTCCGTATAAGCCTTCGCATTAGCTTCCGCTGCATCTGCCTTTTCTTGCGCTCCCTCTTTCGTTTCAATTTGGTCGAGATCGGAGAACTTCGCTTTTAATTCGTCCAGCATTGCTGTTTCTTCGTCATACATCGCTATGATTAACGCCTTTAATGATTCGAAATCATCGACGTAATACTCTGCGAGAGATGCGATGTTCTGGTCCGCAAGGCTTTGCGATACTTCAAACCCAAATTTGTGTGCTGAGAGTGATTGTCCGTTCGTATATTTCAGAATAAGTTGACAGTTGAATTTGCCGTACATTTTGATTTCATCTTCATCTAAAACATACTCTGCGATACCTTTCAACGGATCAACTATCGTGACATTTCGTATTCTCTGCTTACCGCTGGACGGAACGAGGATTACTTTTCCGGTCACGGCTGATAGTGGCAATGGGATGCCGTCCTTGCGTAAATAAAATATCAACTTTGCCGTATTAATATCTTGCGTTGAAAATACAAAAGATGATTGGTAATCACCTTCTGTTATTGCGTTTATGTCGAATGCGTAAGAGCCATTTTTATAAATAGACAATATCGTTACCTCCCTTTAAATAGTCGCCACTTGCATTAATTCAAATACCATTCAAAAATAATCGGGTACCAAGAATTTACATCAGGAGTAGGGTGCCTTGTGGATAATATTTTCACTTTTCCATTAGGTTGGATTTGACAAACGGCATTGTACTCTCCTGATGTTGGAATTGTAAAGGGTAGCACTCTATCGGGCGACCAATCAGGATAATAGCTTATATACTCTGTGTCCATAGTTGTTACGCCTTTTAGTTCAGCTTCTAGTCGTATTTTATTTCCTATTCTTCGTATTCTTGGTATGCGTTCCGAAATGTAGGCAGTCGCACCATTTAATAATTCTATGTCCATCCATCCCGTATCTTTGCGAGAATGGTTTACGTTTACATCCAAGGAATATCCCAGCATTCGATTATGCCGTACAAGAACAACGTCAGCGTTATTCACGACCTGAACTGCAACTAAATCTCCTTTGTACACACAGCACGATTCATTTTCAAATTTATAGTTGTAAATATTCGGAATTAAGTTAGAAAACTTTTTATTGATCGCACTAGCGAGTGAGTCTTTTGTGTAAATATAGTAATTAAAAAGCTCCCCAGTTAGGTTGTACACGGATATAGCCGGCCTCCCATTACTTTTACCGTGTGACAGGAATAGGAATCCATCATTTAAGGTTATACCTTGTACCTTCTCTAAATGAGGAATATAGTCTAAAGTAAAATCAGTGTATAGAACGGGATTCCCCGACTTTATCGATTCCCAAGTATACACATAAGCATGAATGCTGAATTGATTTACGGTTATCGATGCAAAATAGTATTTGTTAGCCGCATATTTACTGCTCACATTAGCTGAAATTAAATCCGAGAGTTCTCCTGTATCATAATTAAAAATATTATATCCAGCCCTTTTTGAAGCTTTAACGATAAAGCATAAGTTACCTTGGTCATTATAAAAAAATGACAGCCCCTCAGTGTATGCGCCAGATTCTATAGGGATTGATTTTCTTTCTTTGAAACTCCCTGTATCAAGATCGCGAATTTCAATTCTCAGTTCTGTTCCTTCATTTTCTTGGGAAGCAACATAGATTTCATTTGTCAGCTCGTTTATATTTGCAGATTGCGGCCAAAATAAAGCTTCTTCCCGCGCCTTAAATGTAGTCATTGCTTCCACATTATTCAAATAGCTTAAAGCATCCTGTGAATTGGTTATTAATTCAACCGTCCTGTACATTTCTGCTAGTTGGTTCTTATTTGCTTCCAGTTGAGTCTTAATTTCTCCCTTATCTGCATCTAATCTTTCTTTCAACACAGGATACACAAAACCATCATCGTCTACGCGCGCATCCACAACCTCTTTTATGTTGGTTCCGTCCGCGTTTAAAATTAGGTTTCGTATACGCGCTTTTGCAATTTCGATTTCTTCATAAACAGTTAGTCCGCCCCCATGAGCGATCTGTGAGGATGTATGAGCATTGTCTGTCCGTTTATGATTCGTAACATCTCGCTCAATACCATTCACAGCAGTTTCAATGCTTCCTAAATCATTTGCAAGCTGTTCCTCATATAATGCGTTTCTGATGGTACCAAAATACTTTCTTAGCGTTAACAACAGCAGCACTCCTTTCTTGAGCAAAATAAAAAACGCTTATCGGAGCGTTTGCAATAACTGATCAATATAACGTTTTTGATCTCTTATTTTCTTGGCCTGATTGACTGCAATATCTTGAATATCCTTTCTGAAATTCGCAAATGTAGCTTAGGACTGCTATAAGGGTTCAAAGGATTATACTGAATGGTTACTAAACGAACATCATCTTCAAACGTAATGCCGTCGGCCGTATCAGCCAAAACATGAATTGTATCACCTTTCCAAAAAGGCTTTTCAATCGATAAAATCTTAGGTTCATAGATGTATTGATAATCGACACTTACAGTTGTTTCTGGGTACGGATTGACATGTTTCTTTAAGGCCGAGACCATACTGCCCGCCTTTTTGATTGTTTCATCTTTTAGCGGATCGGCCCATCTTGGTTTACCTTCTCGTAAGAATTTTTCCTCTTCGGATGAACATAAAGAATAGGCTCAAAGACATACTTAGGTTTCTTATCTGTAGAGTTGCTATCCTTTGCCATTGCACCGTATCCCCACGCCCGAGTCGTGCAGTTTTGCGAGTTTGTTTTAATGTTAATTCCCGGCATGTTATAACGGGAATCAAGCGTGAAGTCTACTTCCTGCCCCATTTTCTTGTAAACATGAATCTTATAATTATCAACATCAATTTCTAAGTCATAATCCTCTATGATCTGATCCATCAATTCTGTACTGTTTTTCTCTCCGAAATTCTCCTCTTCTGCAGACGGGAAATCACTTTCAGGAGCTTCTAATACATAAGTGAAGTCCGTCCCTTTCAGCGCAATATCAAGTGCCTCTTTTAGCCTTAGCTTTTTAGAGACAGTTTCCTCAACACGGTTTTCGACAAGAAGGACAGAATAGATATGATTCGCGGTAATCGTTTTTGTGATTACGTTTTTTGATTGTTTCAAGTCAACATCCGTAATGTAGTATTTCTGGTGATTGAACTTTCTCTCGTCTATATAAAGGATATTGTCGTTTATTAAGAGATCAAATTCAGCTGCATTCTGCTGAGTTTTTGTAATAGTAAAGGTAAAGCTTTTCTTTCCCGTTGTGTCATCTGTCAAATCAACAATAACCCCTGTTATTTCAACAACATCCATTCCGTCCGTCGTCGAAACAAATAATTGAGGGAAATCCACATCTGAAGGCAAGTTTTTATTCAAAGAAATGTCTTTCCCCGCATATTCCTTACTTGGAAATACAGGGTCCTCAACTGGTGTATCTGGATTCTCTGGTACATCTGGATCGTTAGGCAGCGTCGTAATGTTGTCATATTGCGTCAAATTATATTTATCTATGATACTGATTAACTTGCTCGGATAGTTCACATCAGTAGCATATCCGCCGTCTTTTACTGCTTGGCATGCTTTTTTATAATTGCTTTCACCCACAACCGCCTTATACCGATCAAGACGGTTATACAAGCTTCCTAAATCAGCCAAGCTTTCAGCATAGGAGGGATACTTTCTAAACTTTGCTTGAATCCGGGTAACGTTTCCATATTTGTCTTGCTCACTTGTCCACATCAAGACATATTGACCGTTATAGGTCCCTTTTATGCCGAAAAGGTTATGAGCTTTTTGAGCAAGTCCACTTGTACCGTACGCACTCTCAAGACACCCCTGAGCGATGACAAGGCTGGCGAGAACATTGTATTTTTTGTATACATTTTGTGCGCCGGGTACAAGGCTTTTAATAAAGTCTGCTGCAGCCATATCATCCCTCCTTACTTGTAATAAAAATGGGTATCAAATTTGATTTCAAAATCATTCGAGTTTTGTATTTCAAACTAGTTCCATCCAATATCTAAGGACGGAAGCCGGCCAGAGGTTTTAATTCGTTTATCTTTAATCACTGTATATTGTTTGATGAACGTTACCTTCTGAGATCGTTGAAGCTCTTGTTCAATCTTTAGCTTTTCACCGTTCGTGTGATTGACTATTGTGACATTCTTTCCTTTCGCCCAAAAGGTAACATTGTAGTTATGCTGCAAAGTATTTACAATGGCATCCCCCGGATTATAAATGCTGAATCGCTTTTTGTTTTTGAAGTGATATTCAAGATCATCCCTCATTAAAATTCCCATGCCAGAACTCCAATGCTCTCCGGAAAAGTTTTGAGAGGTAGATGATGTGAATTTAGATTCAGCCAGTCCAAGAATGTCTGTAAACTCTACAGTGAATGTTGCATGGTTTTTCTGCTTATCTTTCGGGATAGAGAAATTCCCGTCACAAGTAACAAGAAAACGACGGTTAGGAAACAAATCCGTTGAAATGTAATAGGGAAACGGCTGAACTAACAAGGCATAAAGTTCATGCCTGTTCTGGTAAAACGTCTCAGCAATAATTGAATCGAGAAGAAATTCAACTTTTATACTCCGCTCCTTATACACAACATCCCGGGGATGCTGCGGCAAGACTAATCCGTTTATCCTCGACATCGTTGTTGTTTCTCGCTCAATATTGGGAGAGTCGGGTGTAAAACCCCTCACACTAAAACGAGGGAGCAAGCTTGTCAGCTCTCGCTCCCCCCTTCCATCGTTAAAATCTATATATAGATCAAGCATTAGCCTCTCACCCCACCTTTATAGGCACTCTGGTTGTAACGATCTGCACTCTTTTGATCAAGAATTTTCCCATCTCCTTTTTCAAACAGGATATTTGCAACATGCTGCCCGTCGATCTGAACAGGTGCAGGATAAATGACAATTGGAGTTTGGCTCATTCCCGCACTTCCTCCTCCATCACCTGTAAGTTCCTTGGATAAAAGCGTGATCAAAGCATCAAGCTTTTGGTTTAACGATGGTGTATCTACTTCGTTTCTAACCACAAGTTCCGATTTCAAAGAAATCAGCTGATCGGCCGCACCCTTTATGTCAAAAGCCATCTGGCTAAGTTCCCGTTTAAATGAGCTCATTGTGCTTTGAGCCATGGAAACAGCGCTTTTCTTCGCTAATTTTGATTTATTCTGAATCCCAATTGCAAAACCATCTGAGAAGTTGTGACCTTCCGATTGAGTCAGTTTTGACGGAGAATGAGAATCAATTGATTTCTTTAATGCACTTAATGCAGATTTACCGAGATTCCACGCAGCGCTGAAAAGCGAACCATTTTGCGAACCCATGCCGTTTATAAATCCCGTTACAAAGTCTTGGCCTACACTGTTTGTTTTAGCGCTTTTCAAACCTGTCTTCGCGCTGTTGGAAACATTCTTCCCTGCACTGCTCGCGCTTCCTTTTTTGCTGTTCACTCCACTCGAAAACATGGTCCCGGCTTTCTTACCTCCGCCACCATCTGTAGTTTTCCCAAGAGTATTTGTCACGGATGAACTGAGTGAACCAGCTGCAGAGGTGTTTGCTCCTTTCGTTGAGTTCAAACCGGATTTATGTTTATTCCCCTTGTTCTGACCAGCTGAACTGGCCTGTCCTCCGCCTTTGTTGAGCTCACTCAGTACAGCCTGACGCAAGACCGATCCACTTTGAACATTAGAGTTTTTTGTGGAATTCAAACCTGATTTGAATGCGTTCCCTTTAGACTTACCAGCTTGGGCAGGTGTAGAAGTATCAGACTTCAATGAATTATTTAAAGCCTGCTGTAAAACTGTTCCTTCTCCCACAACGGCCGGCTTTGCTTGTTTTAAGCCGCTGGCAAAGTCGCGAACAACCTTCTGACCGGCAGCTTGCGTGTTACCAGGCTTATTCATTTCATCTTCAACAGCTGAGACAACTTTACTTGCTTCTGCTCGCGCTTCGCCTTCTGTCATCCCAACGCCTTGATAAAACTCTTGAAGTGCCTGCTGTGTCGTAGCAATGGCCTCTTCTTTGCTTTTACCTAGACTTTGGAGAAACTCAATCTGTTTATTGGCCCAACGTTCTTGATAGGCGGATTCAGATTCCTCAGTTTTGACCATAATCCCCATTGAGTTAGAAATATATTCATCTTGTCGCTTTAATGCTTTTCCAGTCTCTAAATCTAATAGTTGTCCGTCTCTCGACATTTTTGAGAAGAGAGCACTTGAATTCTTTTCATAAGCAGCTGTGTTTTTCGCTAAAGCCTTGTCATAATCAGCTGTGCTCTTACTGAGCAAAGTATTGCGTTTTTCTGCATCAATATAGCCCTGTGCATATAGTTTTTCAATGACATCATTCCGATAATCCAAGTCCTTTTTGGCTGCTTTTTGTCCATCTTCATAAACCTTCTTAATATCATCGTTGTACTGTTTCGCCTGTTTGAATGATAGTTTCCCTTGTTGCTCGGAAACAGCTTTTTGCATGGCGATAGCTTCTTTTTGATTGGCCGCAAACTTACTTGTAGATTGCTCAAAGTATGAAAGAATCTCATTGAATTTAGCCTTTTGCGATTCATTCATTTTTGAGGATACAAGACCCGTGTCCTTCTGTAGCTGTTCTAATTCTTTTACCTTTTTGCGGGCTTCCTGCATGTCCTTATCAATAGCGCCGACCATCTTATCTGTGATCTTTTCGCCTTGTTTCTTGGTATTCTCGTCTGTATCTTCAAATAACCCTTTGAGAACAACCAACGCATCTTTCTTTAATCCCTCAAGTTCCTTGATTAGACTGTCCCGCATTTGAGAATAAGTGGTTACAAGTTTAGAAGACATTTTTTCTGCTTCTTCACCAGAAACCCGGCTCAATTCAAATAATTGAAGTTCAGCTTTTTCTCTCAAATCAACATAAGCAGCTGCTGACTTTTGAGTTGCTTTAGAAACCCCTTCACCATATAGCAATGCAGCTTCCCGTGCCTCTTCCTGCTTCTTCTTTTGATTCTTTAATTCTTCGTTGTAAGCATAAGTAGCAACAGTGATTCCTCCGAGAAGAGCTGTTCCGCCGACAATTGCCAAACCAATTGGTCCGGTGAATGCAAGGAGGCTCCAATACCAGCTGTTAACGTTGCAACGGCTGTTGTTACGCCTAGAACTCCTGTGGCAAGAAGTGCGGTTTTGGCAATCGTTTGAACGGTGCTGGAATCCATATTGTTAAAAGTGGATATAATATCGGCACCTTTATCAGCTAAATCACCAAGTGCCGGCAACAGGCTCTCGGTAAGCTTTATTTTCGCGCCTTCAAGAGCCGATTCAAACGCTACGATACTACCATGTGCATTATCCAGCATGGTATCCGCCATCTTTTTGGCTGCCCCGTCTGACTTTTCAAGAGCTTTTGTATTATCTCCGAGGGCTTTCGACCCTTTTTGAAGAAGAATTGTCCAATGTTTATACGCCTCGGCACCCACAATTGTTTTCAGTGTAGCTGCCTGCTGCTCCTTCGTCATGCCCTTCATGCCTTTTTCCATCTCAGCGACTACTTCTGGCATGCTCTTCATATTCCCAGCAGCATCAAAGAAATTAAAGCCTAATCTTTCTATTTCCTTGGCTGCTTTTCTGGAAGGCGCTGCAAGGCGGGTTAAAGATGTTCCAAACGCTTGTCCTGCTAAAGTTCCTTGGAGACCAGAATCACCAAAGGCCATAATGGCAGCAGCTGATTCCTCCATACCCCATCCAAGTGAATGAGCATTAGGTGCCAAGAATTTCATGGCTTCACCCATCTGCTCTACATTTGTGTTTGCGTTAGCAGCTGCATAAGCAATGACATCCGAAGCGTGACCTGACTCTTTTGCTTTCAGAGCAAAAGACGACATGATGTTTGACGTAATATCTGCCGCCGCGCCCAGCTCCAATTGACCAGCAGCCGCAAGACTGAGCATCCCCGGCATAGCATCATAAATATCATTCACTTTAAATCCAGCCATAGCTAAAAAGCCCTGTGCATCCGCCGCCTGACTTGCTGTAAAGACAGTGGTTGCACCGAGCTCTTTTGCTTGCTCTTTCAATTTGGCTACCTCTGACGCCGTTCCGCCAGAGATCGCTTTTACCTTGCTCATTTGTTTTTCAAATTCCATACCTGTTTGTATGGCATCTTTGAATGTCAGAACTAAGCCACCGAAGGCCACACCCGATGTCATCGCAACCGATGATCCAACATTCCGCATTGTTCCGCCTACAGAAATCATGCGCTGACCCATCGGCCTGATACGTGTTGCAGCTCTTCTTGATGCGCTTTCCATTTCTTTGATTTTCTGAGTTGTTTCATTCAAGGCATGCTGCGTTCTATTCATCTGCGCAGTCGCATTGTTCAGACGTCGGGCAAGAGATTGTGTTTCTTTTGCATCCTTTCCCTTTTTGATCGCTGCATCTGCATAAGCTCTTTCAAGGGCTTTTACTTTTTGTTTATGCTGCTCAAGCTGTTGACTAAGAGTCCGGGCTGTTACTTGGGCGGTCCTTAACTGATTCCCCCATACACCGACTGCTGTACGATTCTTTTCGAACTCAGATTTGATATTTTTCATCTGAACAGCAATACCACGCATTTCAGTATTAAACTGCGATGAATTGGAATACAGTTTGACTTTAATATCCTTACTCAATCGGACACCCCCTTATCCTAAAATCTGATCTATGTACAGTTGATCATTCTCATTAGTTTTTGGATTTTCAGTTGTTTCCTTTCTCCTAGCCAACCGTTTGAGATGATACACAATGTCCATTTCGTCAATTTGGTTTTGGGAGAACCCGACTTCTTCCAAGGCGTTATACATATCCATGACAGCCTCGGACAAACTTACTCCCCCGGTTCTTCACCATCTGCATTCTGATTCGGATTTAACAGAGCGCTGGCTTCTGTTATGTTTCCAAGAACATAATTTGCAGTAGCATAAATTGTTCTTGCAGCTAGACGAGAATCAATCCCGTTTTCAAATTCATCAAGCGTAAATTTATTTCCGAATATATTACAGACAAATTCATTTTGTTCTTCAGTGAACAGTCGTTCATCATCATTAGATTCAAAGTCTTCTGCAATAGCTGCAGCGGTACGAAAAAACTTTCCGGAAATGAAGTCTGGTGTCACGAACTTTTTGTCTTTCCCGTCAATCCTTAAAGTGATTGTTAAAGCTTCCACTTTTATTCCTCCTTTTAATTCAAGAAAAAAGAGCGCTTAAAGCGCTCAGGTTACTTATTTACCAACGTCCACAACTTCATCGTTTCCGCCAGAAGTAAAACTATCTTTGTTATAGACAACTTGTCTGAACCAAGTATCAGCATTAATGCCGTTTCCTTCTTCGGCTTTAGCTTCCCATCTTCTCTTTCCTTTTTTCACATTGGTCAGTGGACTAAATTTAATTTTCACTTGAGTAGATTGAGGCGACGGTTTTCCTTCCTCCGTTTTATGTTCAACTGGTACTAATTCTGGCTTTCCTTTTAAAGCCCAATAGTAACGGTAGCCACCAGTTGAAATTTTCGCACGGAAACCCAGCGCAATCTCTAGTGGCCTGTCATCTGCACTAGAGAAATGAATGCCATTTTCAACCGTTTTCCCGAAAATCCTCGCCTGCATATCAAGGGGTAAATCTGCGACTTCCATTTCCCCGTCAATGTCACCTAAGCTGCTTAACTGTGCATACGCACCGTTATCCGCATAGAAAGTTTCCGTTTCAGACTTCGGATCAAGTTTCATACTAACAGCACCTGGTAATTCCTCTGGAACTGAAAACTCAAGTTCATCTTTTGTATCTTTCAGAACTTCTGCGATATGGAACATATCCAGTCCGGTTAAAATTTTTCCCATCTATTCTTCCTCCCTAAAATAGCCTTTCACATATCTCATTGCTTTGTGATAGACATTGGTGTCTTCTTCATATAATGGTTGCGAATCATACCGGCCATAACCGATTGAACGCATTAACTTATCTATTTCATTAGCAATCGGCTTTTCAAATTTCCGCGTAGCTGCTTGAGTGAATATACTAATCTGAAACCGAACTTCAAAACAGTATGCTTTATTATCTGCATAACCGGCATCAGCGTCTTTAAGCTCATAAAATACGACTCTCGGAAAAGCATTCACATCATTTGCGGTAAGATTATGAATTCCGCCCGTTACTAATTCATCCAATTTAGAACTGGACGTAAGAGTTTTGACTAATTCACTAACCGGGTCCATAGTCATTTGATCGGCGCTGTAAGGATTTTCTGCATGACCTCAACAGCGCTTGCCTCCCCTTCTTCTCCGCCTTTTTCAATAAAGGGATGCGGCGGCATTTTTGAAGTACCCCATTCTAAAAATCTGGCACGATAAGCGACTTTTTTATTCGGACCAACAGAAACAAATTTCTCTCCGTCCTTGGATTCTCTTACATTAGAGACTGTAATATTGTCCTGCATATGAGGCTGTTGTTTATCACTTCGGTTAACGTGGCCGCGCTGCCGTTCAGCAATAATTTCACCACCAGCCTTCAATGCTACGGGTTCAACCTTTTCAACGTCTCCGCCGATTTTTTCAAAATACTGCGTTAAATCATCTATACCGTCAAAACTCATATCAGCCATTGATCCCCACCTCCTGACAAATAATCTCGAGCTCTTCTTGTAGATCATCCGGATCGTTGGTATCCAAAATATCGAAGACCCGTTCTGTCTTATTTTTAGGGAAACGTTCAACAATTCGCATATCCTGTTTTATACCCTTCCGGTAACGCACCGTGATTTTTTTTGGCGACTTAACCCCCAAAGCGCCGGCAATCATAGTTTCATTGTTTCCGAGAGAACCAGACCCTTCAACAGCTCCCCACACTGTAAATAAGTCCTCATACGAATCAATCCAATTTAATTCTTCATCCTGTATCTTGGTTTTCTTTTGAAAGGTCAGGCGATGCCGGAGTTGGCTGATCTTTTTTCTCATCTTCTTGTTCCTCCACAGATATATAACGCAGCTGCGTCAATATATTTTCAGCAGTAAAAGGGATAGACGAGCCGGTGCCCCCGGACTCATATATCCCTTTGTTTTCATACCAATGTTCAACAAGCATTTGAAGTACCAGCTCAAATTGCGGGTGCCCTTCTATATACCGGCCTATTCCATTGATGATATAGCTTTTGGCCGCAGCTATTTGTCTCAAGAGCTGGCGATCATCTTCTTCATGCTCGACCTTTAAATAGTTTTTAATAGCCTCTAAATCCATTTAGGATACACCGCCTTATTCTTGTGGCGCTTCATCTGTTCCTTTAAGTGTCTGCACCTCATTTTTCAGCTCATCAATTTGCTTCTGCAGCTGGTCAAATACTGCCTTCACCTCTGCATTCAAATGATCCATCATGACGCTTCCTGTGCCAATATTTTTGCTACGAACCGACTTTTCCAGCAGCATTTCGTGAGTAATAGAGCCGTCTGCAATTACAGCTGGATCGCCCTTTTCTCCCTTCGGCCCCTGTGGTCCTGCTTCCCCTTGAGGACCTTGTTCTCCTGTGTCTCCCTTATCGCCTTTCGGACCTTGAGGACCAGTTTCGCCTTTTTCACCTTGAGGCCCTGTGGTCCGGTTTCCCCTTGTGTCCTTGCGGGCCCGGGTCACCTTTTAATCCTTTCACATACACAGGGTTTTCCTCGCTGTTTTCTTTTAAATAAACGGGTGTGATTGCTTTTCCGTCAGCACCTTCTCAGATGATGTTTTTACTCCGCCACTCTCATAAAGATAATCTTCTGCCATCTTCACTCATCCTTTTCTATTATATTTTTCATTCAGTTGCAGCTGGTTCTGTTTTCGCTGTCTCTAATGCTTTTAATCTATTTTCTAAACTTGAAAGTCTTTGTGTGATAGCTGAATTCAAGTGCTCTTCCATTACACTTCCGGTGCCTATATTGTTGCTGCGGACTGATTTATCCTGCAACATTTCATGAGTAACACTGCCTGCACCCATTTCGGTTTGATTTCCGCCGCCTAATGAAATTTCCTGACCATCTTTCATAACGGTTCCGCCGTCAATGTCTAAAATACCGCCAATGACGGTACGATCTCCGCCATCAGTGGTGTAGTTTTTAGTTACTCGCATGATAACCCTCCTTTATTACTCAGTAGGCAACGTCAATTGACCGTACACTATAGCATCAGAATCCCACAACTTCACATCTTCACGCTCAATTGCGCGCACTTTAGTAGTATTTGTCTCAAATGCACCGGCCCCGACATCAGTAGAGGCAATTGATTGTTGCTGGCGGTCAAATAAAACAATCGCTTCTTTTAGATCGCCGACAATGACAGGCGCTTTCCCTGATTTTGTTTTTAGAATCTTGTTTGAAATGACCACTACCCGACGGCCAAATAGCATTTTGTTTGTCGGTTCAGAAGGGATGTCTTTAAGTAGATATTTGCCGTCTGCATCCTTTAACTGATCAAGATAGTCAAAGCCGTCTTGGTTAGTCATGATGATTGCGCCTGATGAAATAGCAGGATCAAGCGTTACGTTTAAAGCTTTTTTAATTGCGTCCAACCCTTTAAATTCTACTTTTTTCAAGCTATCAAGAATCGCCAAAATCAAAGCATTACGCGTTGTGATTGATTTCTTTACAAACCATTTAGCAACATAGGCCATGATTGCTTGATCTGTATCTTGAAGTAGTGTATTTGAAAGTGGCAAGATGCCAGCATAATCCACAATGTTATAAGAGAGTTTGGAGAATTTCGGCTGATCTGTTTCTTGAATCTCATCCATTTCTTCAAGAACTGCAAACGGAGTCAAATCACTATTTTTCTCAAGCATGCGGCTTCCTGAGCGAGTTGCAACTGGCTCAACAGTCACGTATTGCTCCAACTGATGCACTTGCTCCCGTTTCAACTCTTTGATTAGTCTAGAAATATCCTCTGGGATCAGGATGCCACCGTCTTCTTCATTTTTTCCGGACATTGCCCGAAACTCTTCACTTTCAAATAAGTCACGTTCCTCATCAGTTAAACGCTTGCCGCGGAGTGACTTCATAAAGGCTTTGCGGAACATATTTTGTCGTTCTTCTATATCCCCATCGTTTCCTGATCGCCCCTCTGGATTCCGCTCCTGTTCCGGCACAAAATTCACACCGCCCGGCAAGTCAGGCACATCAAGTGAACGTCCTTCGGTCATCAATTCGATTTGATTCTTGAGCTGCTTCACTTCATCAAGCAAGGCACGGGCCTCATCTGTTTTACCCTCCTGCAGCGCCTTGTCTGCTTGCTGCTTCTTTTCGGTAAATTGCTGTCTTAATTGAATTTCTTTTTTGCTCATTTGCATTGGCATATCGGTTTCCTCCTTATTTAGACACAAAAAAAGACCTTACTCCGGGAGTACAAGGTCAAGTAATTCCAATTCCATTTTTAATGTTTCATCTGATGCGTTGCGGCTCTCCTTCAATTGCTCCACTTTTTCCAAACTGCGGGCGCCTACGACTGCCTCTGTATCGCTATACGCTGGCGTCGTGACAAGAGATATATCAAAAATACGATGTATTTTGTTAATTCTTCTCTCGTAGATGTCCTCATCTTCATTCAGCCGCCACTCGTCCGCTTCTGCGTCTCCATAATCGAGTGAAAAAGCAAAAGAGCATTGATTAATAACACCGTTGCGGACATTCTCCATTAAATCACGAGCATATGACGTGTCTGAGGGCTTAAATCTGAATTTGAGACCTATTCCATCTATTTCAAGGTCGAGACGCCCAGCATCGCCAGAAACAGTATTTCTTGCCAAAGGAAAATCTTGCTGATGATTAAAAAGAGCAATAACGTTTGAAAGATCGGCTGAATCAAGTGCATTCCTGCTGATAATCTCCTTGAACCACCCAAGACGCTCTGACCATTTTTCAAATTTCAAAGCATACCCTTCGACAAATTCACTTTGCCCTTCACCTTCTGAGCGTATTTCAATGGGTGTTGTTAACTGCCGGACCTCTTTATCCTTCATTCTTGTTGTCACCCCCTTTCACGGCACCGCCAGCTTTAAGACGCTGATATTCCTCCATGAAATCAAGGAACACATAATTTAAACTGGCAAGATATTTGTCACCGTGTTGAATCGGATTGCGTTCAATGAGCTCTCTAATTTCGTTTTTATTCAGCACTCCTGTTTCATGCATTGTTTTAAAATACTCTGCCTGTGACTGACTATCTCCCCGCAGCTCACTGTCGACATTAAATTTCACGTAATGACCGCTTCTCTTGCTGTGATCCATAAATAATTTGACGTTAAGTTCTTGTTCAAAATTCACGATCCACGGCTGAAGAGTATTTCTGACATATTCGATAGACTGATGCTCAATATTGGAGAAAGTTGCTTTGTCCAATTCATTGAGCTTATGCAATGGTACTTTATAGATCATTGAAATTTGAGCTTTGTTAAATTTCATTGACTCTACAAACTGAGCTTCTTGCAATGGCATAGAAATCGATTGATATTCTAAACCATTGTCGATGATCGCAATATTTTCGCCCTGGTTTACTCTTTTCCATTCTTTACGAACATTCTCTTTAGGCTTCTCATCTAAAAAAGCAGGGACTTTCAAGATCCCGCGCGGTGTTGCTTCATTTTTATACAACTTGGCATTGTATTTTGTGGCGGCCGATTGTGCCCGATATGTTCCCGCACTACCCCTATGGGTGATTTTCCGTGTATGCCATCTGTTGAAAGTCCTTTAAAATGCAGCACTTCATGATCATACAGCTCCATAGCCTTTCCATTGACTACCGTTTGGTACCATAACATGCCTGTAATCGGACTAATATAAGCGTTCGTAGTTTCAGGGCGCAAAGGGTACAGTGCTTCTGGATAACCATGTTCGCCGAATTGAATATATGAATAGCCGTCTCCCCACGTCAAAACATGCGTCATCATCAACTTTTTCCAGATGAATGCCGTCATATAAGGATTAGGCCGTGCATAAACAGCGTAGGCAGTGGATGATCCGGATTACGTTTTATACCGTTTTCTGTTTTTTGAAACGTATGGATCGGCAGCTTCGCAATATCATCTGATAATACGTTCACGCATGCAAAAACATCAGGCTGCACCAATGAATTTCTTTCGTTTACAGTTTCGCCGCTTGCTGTTTTCCGGCCGCCGAATAAATTTACAAATAAATCATTGAAACCGTCTATATCCGTTGAACCGGACCGTTTTTCAAACATCCGATCTATTAGCAATTATTTCACCTCGCTTTCTTGGTCAGAAGATAGGCATAAAACATAAAAAAGACACCCGTCAGAATCAGACCGATGTTTGTGTTCCACCTATAAGCAGCTGTCAGGATAAAGCCTGCACCCGTGATGAACAGCAGATCATTTAATATCAACAAGAAAAAAGAAAACCCTCTTTTCATAACTCTAGGGTTAAACATGGCTGTAAAAATGGCACTAACCTTTTTCATATTTCTCACATCCTAAAAACTGAAATTGCCCGATCCAAAATGTTCATTCAAATCAACTCTTCCACTATTGCCGAAGTACATCGCACGAGCATACGCATTTATAACAGCTGCAATAGGGTCAATCCTTTGCTTCGATTTTGCTTTATCCAGCATGATATTTTCCTGCGGATCAATTTTCGTAATCGCGTTATTAATGGCCCATGTTAAAACCGGATCGTCACCGTGTATGACTTTCCCCTCATAAACGTTTTCTCGAAAACTCTTTGTAGGTAATGAAAGATGATTTATTCTTTGTGGCATTTCTACTGTCGTCAGCCCTTTTGATTCAAGACGTTGGGCTAAATGAAGAGCGTTCCATTTATCGTATACGATCTCTTGCGGCCGGAAACGATGTTTATGAATAAATTCTATGATCCATTGTTCGACGCGTTGATAATCAACCGCTTCCCCTGCCGTATACGTGATGTAACCCATCTCTTTCCACAAATCATATGGCACCTTATCTGTTGCCATTTTTTCCTTGGCTCGTGCTCGGGTATAAAGGAATGTTGACCAACGTAGTAAAATCCCTCCTGCACAGCCACATATCCAACGGATGTTAAGTCTGTGGTCATGGACAGATCAAGCCCCAGATAAACTGACATGCCCTGTAAATCAGGAATGTCACCGCTGCATGCCCGCCATTTTGTCATGTTCATATATCCATTATCCTTTTGATCAACCCACCGATTCATATTTTTAGTCAAGAAACTTCTCATTTTCTCCGGAACTTCCAGCGCTACTTTAAGCGCAGAACGCAAGGACTCCATGCCCTCTGGATACGTTGCAACAATGGGATTGGCTTTAATCCAGTTTGATTCGTCTTTTATATCGTCCTCTGGATCAAGCTCACAGATCATGACAAAATAATCATCATTCTCCGTGTCAATGTCTGGATCAAGTATTTTACTTGTATATTGATATTCCCTGAAACACGGCCTTTCCATATGAAAGCCGGCTGTCGTAATAACAGCCATTAACGGGCTGCGGCGGGCGACCATACCACTATCAAGAACATCATAAATTTCACTTGTTTCATGAGCATGATATTCGTCCACTATCCCAATAGATGGATTTTTCCCGTCCCCTAACTTCCGGGCTTCTCTAGATAAAGGCTGAATGATGGAGTTTGTGTTGTATTTTTTTACTCGCCCATTGGCTGAGGAGTATTTCCCTTTCAGTATGGGCGCATGGTGCAACTGTTCGAGTATGGCTTGGTAAACCTCATCGGATTGTTCTCTGGACCAGCCGGCGATAAATACCCGGTGTTTTTCTTGCGTCGGAAAAATCTCGTATGACGCCACTAAAGCAAGAAACTGTGATTTCGCATTTTTCCGGGCCAGCTGGATATAAACTTTTCGAAATCGCCGAGCACCGTTTTCTTTTTTATAAAAACCGTAGATATTAGCCGCTATAAAAAGCTGAAAGTCTGTAAGCTCAATCGGCTGTCCGGCAAGAATCCCCTCGACGTGTCTGAATTGCCGCGCCCATTCATAAAAATCGACAACAGCCTCAGCGTCAAAATAATAAGGACATTCATCATCTGCGAGTCGTTCAACATCTCGAAAAAAGCGTTCAACTGCCATCTGTGCTTTTTGCTTGCCTTGATTTCACCGGAACGGATTTTCTCAGCGTATGACCATACCCGTTCTATGAGAATTTCGGCAGTAATCTCCTGCATTACATGCGGCCCCCGAACCGTTCTTCCTCTTTTGACTTCGGTTTCCCATCATCTTTTTTCGGGATAACGAGTTTACAGCGAGAGGAAATGGTCAGTCCTAAGTCGCTTGAAGCTTGCCGGCATTGTTTAAACAACTTGTCTTGGTTTATCAATAATTCAGAATAGTCATCATTCGGAATAACCTTTTCTTCTTCTCCTATTACATTCCCGTCATCATCAAATTTTCTAACGATCACTGTTTTCATCGGACCCCGTTCAAGCAATTGCTCAGTTACTTGCAAATATAATTTCCGGGCAAACAAAAAACGGGCAAGCGCATCAACATCTAAATTGGTCATGATCCCGATGTTTTTCAGCTCGTCCGCTATCTTTTTAAACTCTCTTTTTAAGTCTTTTGGTAAATATGATGGAGCTTTCACTTTGTCGTTTGGTGCCTTTATTTCCTGTGCTCGACGCTCCTCAATCTCTTGCTGTGTCAGGTGTTTCTTCCCTTTCACCAGTAGCAAGTCAACTGGTTGCCGCGGTCTAGCCATTCCCTCACCTCCTTCCGAATTTTCATTTAGGGAATTTTTCAAAATGGGGAGGGGAGCGCGGTCTCCGGCATTCACCCCTCAGGGATTTTAGGGTGGGGGGTGCTCATTTCCTCTTTCAACTGCAGCATTTCGGCTTCTAATTTTTTTGTGCTTCTTTTAATTTCTTTGTATACAGATCGAACGCTGTTTCCTTTTTCATCGTTGCACGAAGAGCAAACAGTTTCTTTACCTTCTGTTGCATATGTCTTATGTCAGCATTCGTGTAATAGGATGTATACTCAGTCCGACACCGAGGACACTTGATATAACGTTCACGGATTCTGTCATCATGCTTCCTAACCTTTGAACATCCTTTAACCAAGAGCATTGTTCCACATTCATCACACATGCATGTTTGATGTTCTGTTCCCAAATCCTCCGTCCTCCTTCGCTGTCTTTCGACTATGGCATGGCGCACATAAGGCTGCCAGTTGCTTGAGTCCCAAAAGAGTTTCATGTCTCCTTTATGCGGTTTGATATGATCGACCACTGTTGCCGCCACCCGTCTACCTTCCATCATGCACGATACACAGAACGGATGCTTTGACAGGTAGCCAAGACGTGCCTGTCTCCACTTGCTGTTATATCCACGCTTGGCAGCGGACTCCCGGTATTGATCATAGGCCGGCTTGGTTCGCTTGTGCTGTTCACAGTATCCTTCTCGTGTTAGGTTAGGGCAACCGGGTTCGTTGCAAGGTTTTAATGGTTTTTTCATGAGTAAAACCACGAGCTTTTATATAAAACTTCTCTCAGAGCTTCTTCTAAAGAATATGTGTAAGGGGCATTATCTCTTCTAACAAATCCAGTTAACAGACACCCTTTACTATGCAAATCTTTAACAACATCAAAAGGAATACCCTCATCACAAACAACATTCTCTAAACCGTCCAATCTTTTTCCATCATAATAAGCTATAAATTCAAGGTCTGGATGCATGTACTGATAGTCAGAAGCGACATTTCTATTCATTAAGATAGGACATTTATTTTCTCTGGCAAATTGAATTAACGAAGCTGTTTTACCTAAACACCTTTGCCTTTCTCTAACATAAATCAGCTCATTCTTTTCTGCTGCCTTTTCCAACAAAAATGCCATCTGTTTGATCCTCCTTCAACAGCTCCAACCTTTCTTTACGATTAGAAGTTTCTGCCCAATTATTAAACTCCTGAATCCCTATATTGACTCGTTGCAAGTGTAGCTGCTTTTGTTTCTCGTTCAAATCAATCTTTCTTTGACTAACTTCAATATCATAATTGATCTGTTTTAACAGCAGCTCTTGCTCAGTGCGCCACGCTTTAAATTGTTCAACGTACAATTCGTTCTCTAACAAAGTTAACCCTCCAAAACAAAAAGCGCTCTCCCGATTGGGAAAGCGCCTGTCGATTTATTACTTATTACCATAATACATGACTGAAAACAAAATGGTGTGCCGTTATCGTGCCATCTTTCTGCCAAAATCAATCCGTCTGTAATCTATATATATAGGCATCCTCTATATAGATACCATTAAAAGTCCCACTAACTTTTATTCCTTGGTCTAATGATTGAGGTTTTTGGTCTAGAGCTAAATCCAAACTTTGTATAAGTCGATTGCTTGGTCTTATTATACTTATATCTTGAGATTTAATATTGGTATAACCCATTTCATCTAATATTTTAAATACTTTTCTATAAGCCATTCTAAGTCGCTCTTCTGCTAGTTTTGGGGAGGAGATGACTAATCTCCACTCATCTAAATCTTCTTGGTACAACCACAAAGCAACTGTAATGTCCAAGCCGCTTTGATCTAGCTTGGATATTAACTTAGCACCATCTTTTATATCATTTTCTACCAATGAGTTTTTAACCATTGAAAAATCCCCTCCTCAGGATCAAGAGCTGCTATAATGAATTCCGATACATCCTCTTCATTGTGAGTTTTATACCTAGCCTCTTCACTCCAGTCTTTTACTGTCCCCCAGTTCCCTTCTATATCCTTATCAGGAAAGGACAATCCCGCTTCTTTAAGCAAGGTATTTAGATTATGTGTGTATATATTTTGTATTGTCTTTTTGTTTGGCGGAAAGTCATGCTCCTTTGTTTTTTTAGCTATACATGCTTTTAAGGCACATTCAAGTACATAACCAGCAAGATAGTAAGCTCCATCATAACGCCCATGTTCATTTAAAGTAAATGCATCTTGTTCCCTCATGAGAGCAATTTCTTGAAAATCTTTTCTATTCATTATATTCCCCCTGAACACACTATATAACCTTTTTTTATTTCTATATTATAGCATTTATCCACAAAATCCACGAATTACCCATATGTTTTATACTGTGCAACTCGTCGAACTGAGCCAACCCCTTGTCCTCTCTGTTTTTAACCAATATCCCTAAAATGAATTACACACCTGTTATTTTTGAGGAATTGACGAAAAATGCAAAGAAAAAGGCCCATCCTTGTTGTTTTGGATGAGCCTGGTTATATTTTAAATTTCTTCATAGCGTTGTTCATGGCGTCTTGATTGATTCCGATATACCGCAAGGTTGTCCGTTGATCCGAGTGATTAAATATCTCCTGCAGCATTGCAACGTCCTTCGTTTGTTTGTAAAAGTGATAGCCAAATGTTTTCCTCAATGTATGAGTGCCGATGTCATCTAAACCAACATACTCAGCAGCCGACCTGAGAATCTTGTATGCCATTGACCGGGATATTGGCTTGTTAATCCCTTCACGGCTTTTAAAGAGAAATTCATGATCCTCTTTCCCTTCGACATAGCCTTAAATTCTCTTTGAAGAGCTGGCGTCATATCGATTCTCTTTTTCTTTTTCGTTTTCTTCTCTATGAGATTGAAGTATGGCCGTTTCGCGTCTCTCACTCTCAGCTGCAGAATATCTGATATGCGGAGCCCTGAATTGATACCGGTCACGAATAGCATATAATTCCTCATGTTTTGCTCTTTTAAAAACCTCTTGATGTAAAAGATGCATTCCGGATCACGTATAGGCTGAACAAAATTCATTAAGAAGCTGCCCCTTTCTTGTAGACTTCTTCTCTTAGAGCAAACGCCAGTCTATAGAGAGCTTTTGCCTTTACACGATAATAGCTGCGCTGACTCATTCCGATTTCTGCATATACTTCATAATCGTACATTTCTTCCGGCTTCATATAGAGCATGACAATGATCTGCCGTTCTTTTTGTGAAAGCCGGTTAACAGCCCTTTGAATCCTTTTTAAGAATTTGTCTCGCTGAATCTCCCAATCAAGACGCTTTAATGCTGCATCTTCCGTCGGAATGAAATTCATTCGTAATGCTTGGCGGAACAATGCTGTAAGTAGGTGTAACCTTTGGCAAAAAATCATCTGGCACCTGTAAGAGATATAACCGGTATTGATCAAGCAGCTTCTCTGCTTTTAATTTAGTCGCTTCTTCGTCAATCTGAGGAATGTTTAAAGTTAATTGATTCATATTTTTACCCTCCCGTTTATTTGCGTCTTAAAGCCCCGCCTTTGCCTCTTTTCAATGTTTGCCTATCTTGACCCATCATTTGCCGCCAAAACCGTTCAGAACGCTCCTGTGCGTTTTTATTGAGCTTTTTCTTCCTTTTCTTCATGCCGTCCCTCCGTTCAAATAAAAAACGGACACCAACCAGAGCACAGATTTTCTGTACAGTGATTAGTGTCCGCAGGCGTCTCCATCTTGGACTTATTTATTTTTCATGGCTAAATTATTAGGTATTACTTCCCCGCCAATAAAAAACGCAAGGGATTCGCAGCTGCCTTCGGTTAGATCATCCCATTTGTACGCTTCTTCTATTCTTTCTGTTAACATCAGACCTATGTCTCCATTTAAAGCGCTGAATCTATAGTCTTTCACATAATAATCGTGTTTGCCGACTTTTATAATGTATTCATCACTCCACGCCCTCCTCAAATGAATTTACATTATCTCCGCTTATCCAGCCGCATTTACAAACATAATGATATACTGTTGGTTCGAGGTAATTTCTTTTTATACATTTTCCTGTCTTGACAGAAAAGTCAGCTATCCAAGCTTCTTGCACCCTCACTTTAATGCTATCGTTCCCGCATTTCGGACATTCTGTGTATTCAGTCACTCCGCGCCTCCTAATCTTCTTCTGCTGCCCCCTTCAATAATTGAGCCGATACAAGAATTTCTTTAAAATGTGACATTGCATGATCCCACCCGCTATAATGCCGGGAAGAATATAAGCGTTGGATGTTTTCACGCGCAGCCTCCATTTCATTGAATCCTTTGATAACTTGTTTAATAATTTGATTGTCGTCAAGCGCTTGGATCGTTTGGATAGCTGCTTCCAGATAGACTGCATGATCAAGCGTTTCTTCCTGCGCATGCTGCAACCAGCCGCGCAGGCATTAACTTGGACGGGCCGGCCGTACTTGGCAAGCCCCTTTTCCTGTTGTGCATTTAGTTTGCTGATAACGGCTGAAATGATCGGATTGTCGGTGTGGTTCATCAATACCCCTCCTGCTGCCGCTGATGATTGACGGCGTTTTTCTCCATGTAAGCAGCTTCGATTTGTTCCAAAGTAAATCCGAAACCGATAGTTCCAATGCTCAAGAACAAGCCCCATGCCACCGTGAAACTGGTCTTTTTGTGTCTTTTGTCTTTGGTCATATAAGAGTTTAATAGCATCCATTTCATTTCTAGAAACACACCTGACAAACCACCCTCGAATCCATTTTTATCCATTTCATAGAAGGCTTCTTCCGGGATATTCATAGCGTCTTGCCAGTTTTTCTTAATGGCTATTGATAGAAAAAAGTGTAAACAGTCCACGTATTCCTCGAGCAGTGGGTTTTTATCACGAAAAGCAGTCACAGAACCCTCTTTGCAAATAGGACACTCTTCATAATCAGGATCGAATAAGTTTTCAAAATCTTTTTTGCTTAGATGTTCTCCGCAATTATCATTTTCACATCTGAAAAAAGTCGCATTCTCAGGAGTTTCACCGACGGTAGTTGATAATATTGTTCTCGGCTTCTGATTATTGCTCCAATGTTTGAACCAGCGCCCTCATTTGCAAATTCAGCTAATTCAGTATCCAAAGCAACGTAAGTATTTGGCAGCAAGTCCTGACCTTCCAGCCCCTTCTCTTTGATGATCCGTTCATCAAGCGCCTTTTGCATTTCGAACATTTTTTCAAGATTCATTGCGCACCCTCCTGAATATCTTTTTTGATCACTTTTAAAGCGAATGAAGCAATGTTTTTCACATCTACTTTGCTAAAACACTTTCTTTCAGCTGTGTCACACAGAGGAATGTTTAAAACTATGTTGGATTGTTCATAGATTTTATAACTGCTAGTTTTTCTATTGCATAATGCACATGGTTTACTTTCGGATGATGACATGCTCCCTATTTTCACGCTATTTCCTCCTCAACGCCCATGCTGCAGCCGCATTTAGGGCAGCGTGCATCTGGGCGGATTTTTATATCTAATTCGTTGTGACCACATTCAGGGCATCTGTATTCGATCACACACCGCACATCCCTTCACACTCATTCAGAAAGTGATCAATGTCGAGCTGATCCTCATTGAAATTAACTTCCTCCAAAGGCTTTCCGGACTTATGCAAGAAGGCGTTATTTTTGAATCGTGGCAGCTTCCGGATAAGCCGATCTATTTCCACCGCGTCTTTCCATGAATCCGGGTCTTTCATCTTCATGTCACGCCATGCGTTATAATCATGAAAAGGGCAGCCGATGCAACTGGACTTCGCCGGCGTTCCAAGTCCCTCACGCTCAACGTATGTAATGCAGCGTGACCGATCTATGAAAGCCACATCAACCAGAGGATGCTCGGCTACTTGCCAGCTTTCCCGGCTCGGTTTAACTCGCTGAATTTCATCAGTGCTAATGCCTTTCCATAGGTGAACGACTTCTTTAATGCGCTGCCTCGGCTTGTATCCGAGCAATGAACGGATTTTCCGGTTAACGGGTAATATTTTATATTCGTTTGTACATTGCCGGCGGGCGATGCCAATTTCACCTTTTGAATCCCGCGTGAAGAATGGAATACTGGCGAACCTATTACCTGTCTCAGCACCTTGAACTATGTCATCACGAATGTTTCCGTTATCTGTGAAGATGATTTCTCGTCCGTATGTTGCTTTGATGTGCTCGTTTACTTTATTGACCCAGTTATAAACGTGTTGAGGCTCCCAGCCAGTATCAGAGAAGATGATATAGTCAGGAATAACGCCATTTATTTCACCTTTCAAAGCCATGAGGAGAAGGGCCGTTGATTGTGTGCCCCCTCCGTATGAAAGAACGTGTATATGCTTTTTACCATCGTCATAATTCTGCTTGATCATGCTGTCATCCCCCTATTCCCGGCAGAACCGCAATTGCAAAGAATAAAACCAAAACCATTGCCCCAATCAGCCAGCCATTTGTCTTATCACGCTTTGCAATGATTGTTTCATCACCGATCATTTTCAGATCGTCTGACTTTGCCACGAGCACCGGTATGTAATCTGGATGCACTTTTAGAAGTTCCGCCGCCTGCTCAACTGTCATCGCTTCGTCTTTCGTGGCTTTGACTGCCCGCTGCAGCTCAACTTGTAAAGGAATCATTTTGCATCACCTACTAATGCTTTTTTTGCGATATCTCCCCAATCCATATCAATAGCAGGTGGACAGTCTTCAAATTCTTTTGTATATGTTGTTTCTTCCGCGTAAAATTTTAATGCTTCTTTATACCGCCCGTTCTCAGACTGTAGCCGCTGAAGCTCTTTTCGAGTCTGTCGGAACTGATGAATCGTTACATCCTGCTGGCGTTTGTTTTCCTCGATGATTTCCTTTAGCCCAATAACTTCATCAGCAAGAAGGTTTACCGCCTGATCCTTGCCGAGTGGTAGGATGTTAGAACCCAGCTCGGTATAACAAACCCCTGAAATATCCTTACGAAACACAACGCCCGATAATAAAGTGAATTTATATTGGTTCATGTCCGTTCCTCCCATATCGCAGAGAGGACCGGCCCCTCTGCGTCACATTTTATATCCGATCTCAAAATCAATTTTTGAAAGATTGCCTTTTGACGTTTGCACGATTGTTTTCCCGTGCTCCGGCATTTCCGTTAATTTGAATGATCTATTGTTTCCGTCAATCACAATGACGTAATTTTTGTTATCCTCAATTTGATTAAGAACCTGTTCCAGATTTTCTATATGTTTTGGACAGTTCACTATAAACGCCCCCGTATGGTATAATAGAAGTCTCGAGTTTCTATTTTCCATACGGGTGACGTCAAATAATGACTGTCATCACATCCAATCGTTCATCGGGAAAACCTGTAGCTTTGTCTGTGGTTCTTCTGTTGGAATGATTGGATGTTTTTTTATATACTCCAAACGTTCTTCCTCTGTCATAACCCATGTAATGACTTCCCCATGCTGACGTAAGTTTTTATTTTCTATCATGTCCTCGCCTCCTTACTCTTCGTTCAATTGTTTGATGCGCAGATTGTAAAGTGTCTCAATTTCATCGTCTGACTGGCGTTCCAGAAATGCTTTTCCGTATCCGCCCAAGACAGTGAGCCACTCAATCAAGTGCTGACGTTCTGTCCATTCCAACGGTCCCCGCTCCCTTCTTGATCAATAATTGCATCGCCGCATTTTGACATTCTTCATACCGCACAATGACCATAAGTTGGTGAATGGTTGCTTTCTCAAAAGGGAAGGCGCTGCCTGATAAGATCATGTTCCGTCGCATCCTTTCCGAGAAGTCCGTTCCTTCGTGGCTGAATGAAGTCCCTGCTGGCTTGATCCATAACAAGGAATAGAACCTCGTCTATGTCTCTATCAAGCTCCTCTGAAATACAGATAATAGACTCATTGGCTTCCCACATTTCACGAAACCGCTTGATCTCCGAATCATTCCAGACAAAGTTTTTTTCGATGAACGGTATATACACCGGGCTATCCTGCACGAACCGCCGCAGATTATCTTTTTTGCCTTTCAGGTGTGTTCTCTTGATTGAAATTCGTTTATTTGCATTTAAAACATAAGGACGTGGCGGGAGCACGCGGCCTCTTGCAAAGTCACAATCAGCAAAATGATTTCATCTGGCTTTCTATTCAGCAGCTCCGCCATGTCATAAATGGATTTGCCGTCGTACCAGTAATCAACAACCTGACGCATTTGCACCAATGACCATTCAAAATTAAGATCAGTCAAAGCGATTTCTAAACGATCAGCAAGAACCGCAACGCTCATGCCAAACACTTCCTTACCGTACCGGTATACCGGTGAACAATGATCAATCTCTGTTCATGCTGCAGATTTTTAGAAACCAGCCAGTTGTTTGGATTTAAACCGTTTTGCTTAATAATGTCCTTTTGCGCGCGTGTTGGGCGTTTACCGTGTTTCAAACTGCATTCCTCCTAAAGTTTTGATAGTCAGCAATTTTCTGATCAATGAGAGCAATAAGTTTATTAATCTCTTTTTTGCGTTCAGCGTCAGTAAGCTTCCGTTCTGGCTTGAGCTCCCACACGCCGGGCATAATCAACTGAGCCTTAGTTCCATGCACTGTTCCCGCCTCCTTTCGGTATTCGTTTGTCCTCGCCAGTAAACTTGACAACCTTTGTCCCTTTCATCATTCGGGATATGACGCGGCCGCCATGAACACCGTATTTCGCTTGGAGATTTTCGACGTTGTAATTGGTGGTAATGATATTGGGCTTGTCCTGCCGAGACTCAATAATTGTCAGGATCAAGTCCGTGGCCCATGATTCCTCACCGTCTTTGTCCTTTTTGACGTACTCTGCGCCCAAGTCATCAATCACAAGTAACTGGCATTCTTCAATGTTTTTGAGAATAAGGCTTTCTGTTTCCGTCTTATCCCCGTATGAGTTTCGGATTTTCCGTAGCAGCATTTTTGTATTGGCGAAGATCACTTTTTTCCGCAGCTCTTTGACATACTGCGCAACGCTGTGAGACAAGTGACTCTTTCCGATCCCGTAATTCCCTTGTAGTAGCAAGGAATCAAAGTCTCCCCAGTTTTCAAAGTTCTCAGCGTACCATTTCAGCTTTCGAAAGGCGTCCATCTGTGAGTCTGATAAGCCTTTCACGTTGAAATTACCGAATGTGGCCTTCTGAATATCCGGAGGAACCAGACTGTTATTCCAGAAGAATGCGTCCGCTGCTGTTTCTTCTTGAAACTCAATCATTTCTTTTTCAAGTGCAAGGTTGTCACAAGCTAAACACCGGCTATGCTTCTTGCCATTCTGTAAGTAAATCGGAACCTCGTTACCGCACCCCTCGCACTCCCTAACCCCGATCTTCTTAGGGAACAAATGTTGCAAGCTTTTAGGAACTGCTTTAGAAAAGGCCTGTGTATTGGTTTGTTTCGTTTGCTGGGCTGGAATCAAACTGACGGCCTCCCTTTTGATTTAAGTAATTTTCAAACTTGGTACCGAATAGCGTTTCTGGACGAATGAATTTGTTCATTTCCGGATCATTTAACCATTCTTGAGTTTTAACAAGGATGACATGTTTAAAATCATTGAATCTAAAACCCTCGTTCCATCTTGCCTTAATAAGACTTCTTGTTTTCTGTGTAGCTGAACGATAGTTTTTACCGGATACTTTATTCAAAAGATCGATAATAAGTTTGTAAGGAATTACATCATTTTTGGAAGATGTGTCGTCGAGTTTACTCGACAATATATCTTTTAATTCTTTTTCTTTATCTAATTCTTTATCTATATCTGTACCGTCATGTGACGTCACGCTAACGTCATGATTTTTTTCTGGTGCAGATAGCTGTAGTTGCTTCTTCCGTTCCCGGTATTTCCTGTTTCTTTCAGCGTTTAATTTTCCATGCCTTCAACGTTCTGATGTTTTTCCCAATTGGCAATAGATATGAATTTATTTTCGTCAACCTCAATCATTCCAAATTGTTGAAATGTATTTAACGCCATTCTGACAATTGGCAATGGTCTATTAAAAATAGTTGCCAACATTTCGTCGGTGTACGGAATGTTTTGATTAAGATAAATGTACCCAGAAGCATTGGTTTTCCCAGCTTGAGCAAGCAGTTTTACCCAAATTATTAAGATCGTATCTGACTCAGGCATTTGCTCTATCAATTTAATTTTTTCGTCCTCAAACATCTGAGTACTTAACTTGATCCACTTAACCTCAGACATTTTGTTCAACCCTTTCAGACTTAGTTAAAGGCCAAACTGATCTCTTACCATTGACAATTACTGACCCCAATGTATTATCTATCCTTTCGGTTCTAACCACTTTGCCACCCTGTGCCTCTAACTTACATAAAGCTTTTTGATGCAATGATTCTGATTCGCTTATAACCGTATGGAATTTTGCTTTCGACCATACTTGACTAATTAAATACATGGCGTTTTACCTCCTTACCGCGATTTAGCTCACTTTGAACAGATCATCTATAGACCGCTCGAAAAGTTGGGCCAAAACTCGCGCTTCCGCCAAAAGAAAATCACTTTTACCGGATTCCTTTAAGTGATAAGTCTGCGGACTAATATTTAAAACCTCAGCAATTTGGGACT